CATCAAAATTCTTTATTTATAAATAGTTTATGTGATGTTTTTAAAAACTCACACACCATTAAATAATAAGTTAAATCAATATAAAATAAACTTCTTATGAAAAAGTTACTGATTGGAAATTTTTAACAGAGACTCTAATATCCTTATTTGGGTATCTAATTTGATATACTTGTGAAGGTTGCGCGAAAATAGTATCATCAACAGGTTCTATTTGTTTTGTTTCTTCGTTAGAGTATGTCATTGATGTTTCCTCGGAAGAGTATTGACCACCAACTTCATTAAATGTGTCAATACCCGCAACTGTAAGAACTCCATTTGTATTTTGAATTAAACTTCTAACCTCAGATAAATACACATTTTGACCTAACTGTCTTGTTTGAGGATTTAAGTATGCTGATACTTTATCTACAACACTTGCAATAACTTGCCCTGAATTTTGTGCGGAGTCTAGGACAATTGAGATATCCATACTTAAATCAATAACTTCTGCACTGAATATTGAAATATAATCATTCATCATTCTATAGTTTGATAAATAATTGGCAATATTTTGTTTTAAGGTATTCGACACAACATTTGTAAGTTTTCCCGAAGTGTCATATGACAATATTTGGATTAATATTTTATTGTCGTTTTCAGTTATGGAAACTTTTGCAGGTGCTCCGAATTGTGCAGGCATGTTTCTAATTAATGATTCGTAATCTTGAACCGTAACCGCTCTTTTTTGTGCTGCAAAATTAAATGAAACATAATTTCTAATTTCTTCTAATGATGGTATTCCTGCTCCTCCGACTGCCGCGGTCACATTAACACAGCTTAATGAATTAACTACCGATGAATTTGTTGTTTCTGAAGGTCCATTAACGAAAAATGAGACAGTACCCAATTGGTTAATAACATTTGTACCTAAATTTGTTGCCAATCCTCCACCTACTCTATATTGAATAAACAATGTCGAATTAGGAGTTAAGGTTGAACCTAACGAAAAGTTGTTTGAATATTTTTGTAATTCTAATGTTGTCCCTAAAGTTGTAAATTGATTTAATTGGTCTTGAGCGGTATTCGTTCCACCTCCAAATGTCATTTTCTTAAACCCTTCAGGTGTATATTCAGTAATAAATCTATTTTGAGTTTGAATGTATTTTCCCACTTTAATTCCAGGTTGGTCAGACACTTTTGTTGGGTCTTCAATGAACACTCTATCTTCCGCCAAAGCATCTACTTCATACCATCTATTTTCTAACCCCACAAACTCAGCAACTGTCGGTATATTAGTATAGCTAGTTCCATTTTTTAGTAAAACACTTGTAATACCTAAAACATTTTTTTCAGGTAAAAATAATTCAAAAAATGGTTTAACATCATTAGCTCCGATTACTCGTTTGAACACCTTAGTAATACCATTAACTACAATTTCTCTTTTAGTTATCGTATAGTTAATTAATATATTGTTTGCATTGAAATTTGGTATTTTCAATCTATTTGGAAATCCTTGAGCGTTATATGGTGACGCAAAATCAATATCATAAACATTCTCAAAAACAATACCTGCTCCAACAACTTGGGAACCTCTTGCCAATGTTCCAAGATATCGTTCATCTTCTTTATCCCCAAAAACAGGAACCGTTATAGAATAATCAACTAATGCCACTGACGGCCTTTGACCCGGTAATTTTAAACCGTAAGTTCTGGCGATATTATAAATTGACGACCTTTGTTGTGCGTATTGTAATACGGTCTCTTGAATACTTCGGTCAATATTATAATGTAAATTATCCGCAACCGCGGCATTCAAATCAAGAAATACCGAGAAAATCGAAGCATCATTAAAATCCTGTATCAAATCAGGATAATAAGTTCGGGCGTAATTTAATAAATCGGCTCTTATCGATTGGTAATCTCTACTACTATATGATATTCTATTATTTGCCATACTATTTAAATATTAATGATAACAAAATCACTCTGACCGAATGTTGAACCATTGGTAGAATAATCTATTCTAATTTTTGCGGTATATTCTGATGTTCCTTTACCGGGAAATCTATATATTGAAGATTCGCTACTACCAACAATATTTTGTCCGGTTGCGATATCAATTTCTTCTTGTGGGTCTGCAGGTGTAATTGATAAATTATTAACTATTAAGTTTGGCATAAAATTCTCAATTGCATCTCGTATATCAGATTCAAGGGCATTAAAAGTCAAGTTGTCAAATGGTTCAAATAAAAATTCATATAACCTTGTCCCAAATTCAGGGAGAAAGTATCTTGAACCCTTTCGAGTTAATAATAAATGAATTAAGTCAGCCTTAATTTCTTCTGATTGCAGTTCCGTTAATTGGAGGTAATTCCCTTTTACGGAATCCCTAAACGGAAAATTAATACCATATGTTACACCATTTGCCATAATTATAAATATATAGTTCTATTTTTTTCTTATAAATAGATAAAAAAAGAAAATCCCAACAATTAGTTGGGATTTTTATTTTAAGATGAACAACCAAAACATTCAAATTGACTATCTTCAGGTTTGTTAGCCACTTCAGATATTTCAACCTTTGGAGTTTCAGGTTTAATTTTGGGTTGTTGTATTTTTGATACGTCTACCGCCAAATGTTTTGCACCTGTTGATATTGCCTTAGTTCTAACATAGTAACACAAAGTCTTCAATCCTTTCGACCACGAATGGAAGTGAGATGATGTAATTTTTGATAATGTTGGATTTGACATATAAATATTCATTGATTGTGATTGGTCAATAAATGGTGCTCTGTCTGCCGCCATATCAATCAACTCTCTCTGAGATATTTCCCATATAGTTTTATATTTGTTAATCAAATGCTCGGTTCTTTTAACTTTTTTGGTATAATTTTTGTCTTCAGGGTCAAGATAATTATTGAAGTTAATATTTTGAATTGACCCTTCATTCATGATAATTTCATTTTTTAAATCTTCGTTCCAAATACCAATCTTTTCAAAATCGGTAATTAAATACTTGTTTACAATTAAAATCTCCCCACCAACAACACGTCTATTAAATAATGCCGAGTGAGCCGGTTCAGTCATTTCAAATGAACCTGTAATCTTAGCTGAAGACGCAACCGGCATTTGTGCCGTGAATAAAGAGTTACACACCCCATATTTTTTAACATCTTCTTTCAATGAACTCCAATCTAAAAATAATTCAGATTCAGTCAATCCCCACATATCAAATTGTAATACACCTTTTGACATCGGAGAACCTTCGAAATATTTGTAAGGTGTTCTAACTCCTGATTTACACAATTCCATACTTTCAGTTACCGCCGCAAAATATATTGCCTCAAATATATTTTTATTCAACATTCTCGCTTCCTCTGATGTGAAAATGTAATCCATCAAATAAAATACATCCGCCAATCCTTGGGTTCCAATTGCAATTGCTCTTTGTTCTAATCCACCTTTCAATCCTTTTTCAGTTGAATATGTGTTCTTATCCACCACATTATTCAAAGCTCTTACAACTTTTCTAACTTCACCAATCAAAAGATTATAATCAAATTTACCATCTTTGATAAAGTTTTTCAACACGATTGATGACAATGTGCATATTGCCGTGGTTTCTTCATCTGTAAACTGATAAATCTCATTACAGAGGTTAGATTGTTTGATAACACCAATGTTTTGGTGATTTGTTTTTCTATTTGCACTGTCTTTAGAACATAAGTAAGGAACTCCCGTTTCGATTTGAGATTCAACAATTTTTGTCCAAATGTCTTGTGCTTTAATTTTCTTACCAAGACCCATCTCAACCGCTTTGTTATAGTTTGATTCATATTCCTCACCATAACACTCTTGAAGTGGTTTAATTCCCGCCTTGATGATGTCATTAGGGCAGAATAAATACCAATCACCATTGTCCTTAACCGCGTTCATAAAGTTATCCGGAATCCATATTGCGGTGAACAAATCTCTTGCTCTCAATTCTTCAGCACCTGTGTTTTTCTTAATTTCTAGTAAGTCTATGATATCTTTGTGCCATGGTTCCAAATAAATGGCGGCACTACCAGGTCTCCTACCTTGTTGATTGAAGAATCTTAGAGACTCGTTAACAATTTTCAAATACTTTAATAGTCCTCCGGCGAATCCTCCTGAAGTATTAATTCTACTTTCCTTACTTCTAATGTTAGACATTGACAATCCAATACCCGCAGCGTCTGAAGAATATGTTGAAATATCATTCAAAGTATCCAACAATCCATTACGAGAATCTGAATTATTATAGTGTAATACACATGATGCCAATTGAGGAACTTTGGTTCCCGAGTTAATCATGATTGGTGTTGCCGGTGATATCAATTGAGTTGACAATGAATTATAATAATCCATAGCTTCTTCATAGGTGTTTGTTACCCACAAAGCAACTCTCATATACATATGTTGAGGTCTTTCTACCACTTTACCTTCAGGTGTTTTTAACAAATACATCTCCTGTAATGACCTCCAAGCGAAGTAATCAAAATTATAATCATTTTCATGATTAATCGCCTCGTCAATTTTCTCCGGTCCATAATTTTTAATAACATCGATTAGTTTTTCGTTAACGACACCCAAATCATATAATTCCATCATGGTTTCCGAAAAACTATCTTTAGTTTCCTTATGATACGCTGAAATAGCAACTGATGATGCGAGTCTTGAGTAGTCGTGGTGACTACCCGTATATGCCGCAGCAATTTCATAAACAAGTTTATCCAATTCTTTAGTGGTAATCAAACCTTCAGTTGGAACTGAAGTTATTACTTTTATAAAAATCTCGTCAGAATTAACACTCAATCCTTTCGAAGCTCTTTTAATTCTGTTGTAAATTTTTTGTGGGTTAAACGGCGCATCGTCTCCACCTCTTTTTTTAATTCTTAATGACATCATAATTTATGTTTTGTTTAGAAATCTTCTGTAAATGTAATAGTTTCGTTCAATTTTGCTTTTTGGTATTCCATAGTTCTTGATTCAAAGAAATTACCTTTAGTTTCAACCGCGATTTGTTCCATGAACTTAAATGGTTGTTCAACATTAAATTCTTTTTTACAACCAAGTTTAACCAAAAGTCCATCAACAACAAACTCAAGATATTGTTTCATCAAGTTTGAATTCATCCCAATAAGTGAAACTGGTAAAGATTCTGTAATAAATTCTTTTTCAATTTCTAACGCTGATAATAAAATTTCTTTGATTCTCTTTTCACTTGGTTTATCCTCGATATGATTGTTCAATAAATGAATCGCGAAATCACAATGTAAGTTCTCATCCTTAAAAATCAATGAATTAGCATTACACAAACCTTGCATAAGTCCTCTTGATTTTAACCAAAAAATTGAACAGAATGACCCTGAAAAGAAGATACCTTCAACTGCCGCAAATGCCACCAATCGTTCTTGGAATGACGCGTCTTTAATCCAATTCAAAGCCCAATTAGCTTTCTTTTGAACTGCAGGTAATCTATCGATTGCGTGGAAACATTCATCTTTTTCTTTTGGATTTGAAACATAAGTGTCAATCAATAATGAATACATCAATCCGTGTATGTTTTCCATCATTAATTGGAATCCGTAGAAAAATTTAGCTTCCGGATATTGAACTTCTTTTAGGAAGTTTTCCGCCAAGTTCTCATTGACAATACCATCCGATGCCGCGAAGAATGACAATACATTCTTAACGAAATACTTTTCATTATCCGATAAATTTTCCCAATCACGAATGTCATTGGTTAAGTCTACTTCTTCCGCAGTCCAAAAAGCGGCTTGATGTTGTTTATAAAATTCCCAGATATCGTTGTGTTCTATCGGGAATATAACAAACCTGTTAGGGTTTTCTACTAATATTTTTTCCATATTTTTTTTTTAATTTTGTTGTTGTTCTCTTAATTTTCTTTTTTCTAATAATTCTTTAACTCTATCTCTTTTTCTCTCCTCTTGTTGTTCTTCAAACCCTAAGAATGTTACCGAACTTTCAGTATCAATCTCAAGTAATTCATTGTTGAATTTACAATTCTCAAATACAACACCATCCTTACCCAATCTTGATTTGGTAATTGCAATTGTTGCCAAATTCATTTCTTTTTGTTGTAATGTTTTAGCAACAGATATAATAACATGCCCAACTTGAGCCTTCTTAATTGACCCACCCATTTGGTCTGTTGTTACAACCTCAGATGAGATTGAACTTCTATTACCTTGTGTTGCCGTCCAACCAACCAAATTAAGTTCGTGACACATAGCTTCAAACCCTCTCATAACCGAACCCTCAGCTTTCCACTCATCTTTACTACTACTTTCAGGAACCACACAATCAATATAGTCTAATAAAACCAAATCAATTTTTGTTCCGTCGGCAATCATTTTTCTAAGTTGATTCTTAATCTGATTCATAGTGACAGAATCTGATGGTAATTTTTTCAAGATTAACTCATTTTTCATAGTTTCTTTAATCTCGGTAATTTTACCCATAACCTCTTCTTTATTTTGAACCAAGTTATCCGGTTCAATACCAGTCCAAAGGGTAAAATGTTTTCTTTGAACGATTTTAGGGTTATCCTCAAAAAATATTTGGATAACATTATAACCAAGATTAAATGCGGTGTTTGCAATT